ATCTTCAGTTTCAGGATTAACTGGCATTAGCTATACTAATGCTAAAAATACACCCATTATTGATTTGTATATGCCGGCTGGAAATCTGGTTATGAATGAAGGTGTTAATTATGAAAATGTTAACTTAGATCCCATGGGTGCTGCTGCTGCCGCGGCTCTTGGTAGTGGTGATACAATACTCCAAGCATTTGGAAAAGGATTAGCCGAAGGTCTTCAGTCTATTTTTAATATGAGAGCAAATGATACTGAGCAATTAGCAAGATTAGCTTCATCAAGATTGTTAAGTAAGATTCCTGGTGGGGTTGGACGTGCTGGTCAATTAGCAGTACAAGCTACAACTAATCCAAATACAAGAGCTATGTTTCGTAATGTAAATATAAGAGAATTTAATTTTACTTTTAAATTTATTGCTACTTCAGCTTCTGAAGCTAATATAGTTCAAGAAATTGTTCGTCATTTTAGAAAAGAAATGTATCCTGAATCAATTAATCCAGGCGGCGTTCCTATTGGTTATGAATTTCCTAATGCATTTGATATATCATTTAAATATAAAGGCCAAAATGCAAAGATACCAAAAATAGAAACAAGCTATCTAAGAAATATACAAACCTCATATAATCCAACCGGTGCTACATTTCATGCAGATGGTCAACCAAATGAAATTGATCTTACTCTTAATTTTGTAGAGATTAGAACCCTTAACAGACAAGATATTGAAGGGAAATTCGGATGAGATTTTTTAGAGATTTTGAAAAGGTACAGTATAAATTTGGTAATGAAACTGATACGGTAATTACCCAAAACCTGACTACATATGCAGATATAGTAGATCAAATAAAGGATGATGCTGGGCTTTATCAATTTGAACAAATCCACGAAGGATTCCGTCCGGATCAGGTTTCTATTCGTCTTTATGGAACACCACTTTATTATTGGACATTCTATTTAATGAATGACAATCTAAGATTACAAGGTTGGCCGCTTACAAACTCAGAACTTGAGACAAAGGTAAAAAAGGAATATCCTGGTACTGTTATTACAACAAGAAATGATCTTAAAGGAATATTTAAAGTTGGTAGAACAGTAGTTGGAAGTCAATCAGGTGCAACTGGTATTATTAGACATAGAAATCTAGAATTGGGTCAATTAGTTATTAGTGGTGATCTAACCTTTAAAATCAATCCAAGTCCAGAAGCTGTTACTAGTACATTCCAAACACCAGGTGGTACACAGGCAACTACTACTGAAACTATTACTATTAGTAGCTATTCAGAATATTATAATGCTGCACATCATTATATTAATGCTAGTGGTGAATGGATAGATATAGATCCTTCTATAGGCCCTGGTGCACAACTAACTGAAATAACTAACTTCCAAAATTATATTAATCAAAATGATGCTCTAAGAACTATTAGGGTTATTAGACCTGGATTAATTGGTGATGTGGTTTCTGCTTATAAAAAATCTATAAGGGCATAATATGAAAAACTCTATTGAAAAGAGTTCCTATATATTCGAATCTATAGTGCTATCTTCCGAACGATTGGAAAATGGTATTGAAGTTGATATTTCAAATTCTGTATCTGATTTAGAAATATTTGAACATATTGAAAAACCTTATCTTACCGGCCAAATTGCATTTGTAGATAATGATAATCTTGTAACTGGATTTGACTTCCAGGGTGGCGAAAAAATTACTATTAATATCAAACCAAGTAATCTTGAAGAAGATTCTAGACTAATATCTAAAATGTTCCGTGTAGAGAAAATTATAGGAACATATAAATCTAATGACAAGAATGAAGCAGTATTATTAAAATTAGTAGAAGATATAGTGTATACTTCTAGTGTTAAAAATGTTAACAAATCTTATCATGGAAGTCCTATATCAATTATACAAAAAATATTATCTTCCTATATTAATAAGGATCTTTTATATTCCGATGATGAATATAAAGGAAAAATGAAAGTAGTAGTACCAAATCTACATCCTATTGAAGCTACTGTATGGATTAAAAATAGAACTACTAGTAGTGATGGATTACCTTTTTACTTATATTCTGTATTTGGTGATAACTATATAAGAATGATTGATCTAGGTTATATGCTTAGACAGAAGCCTATTAATGCTTCTACGCCTTATGTATATTGGCAGAATGCTGCAAACACTATAGGTTCTTTTACTACATTTACAGCCATACAAAGTTATAAGCATGAAGAAAATGATAATCTATTAAGATTAATACGTTCAGGTGTAGTAGGTTCAAAATATAATTTTTATGATACTATGAATGCTTTACCACAGCAAGTGGATTTTGCAGTAGATAAAGATGTATTTAGAGTATTAGGAACATCAGACTATTTTAAAGAAGGCCAGGAAAGATTTAACTACGGTCCTAATTTCGAAATTGATGAAGTCAAAGTTAGTGAATATAATTCAACCGTAATATCCCAAATATCGAATGGTGGTACATACGATGGTGCCGGCGGATTTAAAACTCTACATGAAGAACCTGATTCAGGATCTCATAAGAAAAAAGTTGTAGGTAAGGCTCTTAAAAACTTTATGACAAAGAATCCTCTTATTATTCAAGTAAGAGGTGAAGATTTTCTTACGGGAGAAGAGGTCAGAGAAGGTGTCAATAACTATACTATCGGAAACGTAATACGTATTTTATTTAAAGATAATTCTGCAGATGATCCAGATAGTCCTAGATTTGATAGAAAAAAATCAGGTGACTATATAATATATGCAGCGAGGCATGTAATTAAAGCTGAAAGATATGATGTTAGTTTGCTTTGTGCCAAATTAGCATCTTACGTAGAGGATCCTAAATTACAATGATACCGACGAATGAAAATTTCTATGGCGATAGTACTAGATGGTTTGTTGGAAATGTTATTTCAATAAACGATCCACTCGAGCTTGGAAGGGTAAAGATCCGGATCTTTGGTGTACATACAGGAAATATCGACGATATACCTGAAGAAGATTTACCATGGGCACAAGTTGTAACTCCTACAACAGAAGGTGGTAGTTCTGGTATTGGTGCTAATACTGGTATTAAACCTATGGCACAGGTATTTGGTTTATTCCTAGACGGTAAGAATTCACAGATACCACTAGTGGTAGGATCTATACCTAAATATGAAACAGATAGAAGAACTGATGATCTAGATCGTTCAGCTATTGCAACTATAACTGGTAATACAAATGTTGAAAAGGCTTATAACTTCTTCTTATCAAAAGAAGGTGGGGGATTTACACCAGAACAAACATGCGGTATTATTGGAAATCTAATGGTTGAATCAGGAGCAAATGCAAATCGTGGTGATCTTAATCCATTAGCAATTAATACTTCTGAAGGATCTTTTGGCATTGCTCAATGGAATCCAGCTAAGGCAGCAGGTAATAGACTTAGCGGATTAAAAGATTTTTGTAGGGAAAGAGACTATAATTATAGAGAACTTGGCCCACAACTAGAATTTATTAAACATGAACTTTATTCCTATTCCTATTTTGGTTTAGGACTTTTACGTAAAGCGAAAACTGTAGAACAAGCTACCCGTGTTTTTGAAGCATATTATGAAAGACCTGCACCAGGAAGTACAAAGAACCGTATATCATTTGGTGAAGAAATATTAGAAAAGATGGAAACATAAAATGGCAATACAACGTGGCTTTCAGACAAATGTTATTACACTACCAGTAGTACCTACGTCAATTCTATCTGTTCAGGGTAAAAGGAAAGATAGTCAATTCTTTACTAATATATTAGACTTTGAATTAGTTGATAGAACTATTACTATAAGAAGAGCTTATGATGAAGTAAAGGTTGAATATACTGTTGAAGATAAAGTACCTTTCAATCCCCAGATTGCTAAAGAGATTTTAAATGGTGATCTAACTAATTTCCAGGAAGTAAACAATATTGTAGAATTAGAGGCAAAAGCCTTAAATTCTCAAATTGAAAGACTTTCAAAGGAAGGTGCACCTATGGGTGAAATCATAGGTACGGTATTAGGTGGATTTAAATCTTTAACTGAAAATATAAAAGAAAATATTGGTGTAACTGATGAACCAGTTATTGCAGAACTAACACCAGATGTACCTAATATTACTATAACTAAGACATCAAATAAGAAAACTGAAATTACTACCCTTACCGGTAAACAAGCTGAAGATGGATTTCTGGATGCTGCTGTTGTAGCTGGTAACCCAGCTGGGATCCAAAGTGTACTTAAAAATGTAATCGGTGCAAAGGATAGTCAAATAAAAGAGGCTATTCAGAAATCTTCTTCTGTACCCGATAAAGTAGAAACATCCGTACAAAAGGACGTATCAACAGAAGTAGCAGCTGTAGCACAAAAGATTGTTACCAAGAGTATGACCGATCTTGGTAATCCTGTTCAGTCTTCAAGTCAATTAGGATTCGGATCGCTAGGTAGTAGCTTTGGTAATTTACTTGGTGCTATTGCTGGTAAAATTAGAAACGTTGGTACAGCATCAAAGGTCGGAGAAGTAGTACCTTCGTTTCCATCAGGTGTAGTTATACCAGAAGAATATACAAATCCTGGTAATATTATTGAGGAATCTGGTAATACGAATTTAACTAATGTAGTTGCTAAGCCAAGTAATACTAGTAAACAGATTACCCTATCAGATATACCATTTAACGCTATCGTAGCTGGAAATAAGTTTTTAGGTGCATTAACACCAAATTCATACGTATATGAACCAGTTGACACTTTAGAAGAATTAGAATTTGATTTTAAAAATTCGAATCGAAATATTACAACTGCTGTAGTTGATTGGTCTGAAACATGGAGTAATAACTTTTATACAGCTAAAGATATACAGAGATTGCAAGTCGATGATGCTGTATTAAAATTTGGACCGACATATCCTATTAGACAAGGTATTGATGGTGGTATTCAATGGCACTATGTTATTCAGAAAGATGGTACTATACAAAGAGGTAGACCTATATCTTACAAATCTGGACCTCAGACAAAATGGAGTGACTATTCTGTATATGTAGGATTTATTGCTGGATATACTGTACCAAGGAAAGTACCTAATCAACAACTATATTTAAGTTCTGCATCTATTACTCCAGATCAATGGAAATCATTTAATGCATTTATAAGTGCATTTTATAAAGTATATCCTGGTGGTGAAATCGTTGGTAGAAGAGATATAGATTCCGGAAGTAGTGCACCTGGATTTGATGTAGAATTATTCTTAAGAGGTAAAAGAAATAAAACTACAATATATGAATATACATCTAATAGGGAATCTGCTATATCTCCAGATGAAGCCGTTAACTTGATTCCAAAGAAAGTTTCAAAGCCTTCGAATCCTGCTGTACCAAAGGTATTACAACCTAAGAAAATACTTGCAAATTCTAAAAAGGGTATTGATGAAACTACTGGTAAGGTTAAAGTACCAACACCAGAAGAGCTTCTAGCAAAAGCAAATAGTATTCCTTCGCTAATACAAAATGCGGAAGGTTTATCTCGGGATCAAAGAGCTTTTGCATTAGATATAGTTAAGAAATTTAATATGGGAAGCTTAGATAGAACTGCTGGTACTACTAAAAATAATACACTATTAAATAACATCGATTCAATTGTAAAGAGTGTTGATGAACAAAGGACAGACTTATTAAACAATGGATATACTTATGATGAGAAAACTAAATCGTGGAGTAAGAAATAATGGCTACTGAAGAAACTATTGGAATAGAAAAAGACGGATTTAAAGATCCTTCTCGAGTATTTCCACGAAAAGAATATATTAATGTAGCTTCAACTAACTTAGCTGCACGTGGTATTATACGAAATGATCTATATATCGGTGGCGGTGATCAAGGTATTAGTTTAGATCTAAATGATACAGTATCTTCACAATATCCCTACAATCAAGTAAGAGAAACTATTTCTGGTCATGTTACTGAAGTTGATGATACGCCTGGAAATGAACGTATGTTATTTAAACATCGCACGGGCGCGGGAATAGAATTAAGGGCAGATGGTACGGTTATTGTTAGTTCTGTTCATAATACTATTCGTATTACTGGTGGTGATGAAAAGGTTATTGTTGAAGGTGATGGAGAGATTTCATACAATGGTAATCTAACACTTAATGTATCTGGTGATTTTGATTTACGTGTCGGTGGTGATTTTAATGTACAAGTAGGCGGTGATGAAGATAAAGATATTCGTGGTTCACATCGTACTAAAGTACGCCGTAACCACGAAACAACAGTTAGAAAAAATAAGTCTTTGTACGTACTTGGATCTTCTACTGAAACTATCCACGGTAATGAAAATTCATTTATTAAAGGAAGTCATAAAAAGCTTATTGGAGGTAACAATGAACAGTATACTGGCGGCATTCTAACAATGACAGCTGAAGATGAAGTAGTTCTATCAGCTCCTAATATTAATATTGGTGCATCTTCACTTACTGTTATCGGTGATAGTGGAACATTTGGTGGTGATGAAATAGTATACTACGGTAAGACTGCACATATAGATCGTGTTAATACAACATCAACACATTCAACTACAATGTATGCTACTACATTCCATGGTTCATTAAATGGTAAAGCTTCATTTGCAGCAGCGGCAGACCAGGCTGGATCTGCACCATTAGGACCTGGTTCTGGTGGTGGTAGTCAGACCATTGATAATACAGTAGCAACAAATAAGACTACAGCCGATCCAACGGATGTTATTATGGACGATTATTTAAATAAATCAAATAAAGGCGTACGTAGAGTTTCAATTGATAATGGTGATATTCTTAAAAATCAGATTGACAAGACTGTTGACTATGGTGGCGTATCATCAAGACGCCTTACTACGCCTGAAGTAAGATCTAAATTAAGAGATCCAATCACGCTAGCAAATAAGAAATTTGTAGGTTCACAAATTGCTGAAGGTAAATTATCTCCAGCTTATGTTAAACCAACACCACCATCTATCGGTAGAACTATTCCAAATGTAGGAGGAGCTAAGAGAGGTTATACACCAATTGGAAATTCCTCTAGAGGTAGATCTAAGAGGTTTACAAAATGAAGTACGTACCTGATCCCTATTATAATCCAGATTTTCAATCAGAGATTACCTCAAGGACTAAATTAGCACCTGGAATTTCTATGGCAAAATTTCTAGGTGGTTATGGTGATGCAGTTACATTAAATTTTATTCCTACTGATGAAGAAAGAAAAAGAATAGCAAGACAGCTTCTATTACAGGCTGATGCTATGCTTACAGTTACACGCGAGAACCTACAGTTTTCTGATTATAGATTACTTGTTGCCGAGGGTCTTTATAGACCAGAACCAACAGAGATTCTAGACGTTGATGGTATTAACTATCTTATGAAGAATGGCCAAGCAGTAGCATATGAACTTTTAAACAAAGATGGAACTATTGATCCTGAAAAAACATTTGATCTTGCTGTATTTTGGAAAGACAATATTAATTTTGATAAGCTAATATTAGATTACGATACCTATGATCCAAATGGTACACTCAATGTTCAGGTTATTCTTGTTATGCCTAAGATTATCTCACCGTGGACTGTACAGTATTCAAATACAATAGAAACAAGATTTAATAATTTTGTTCAGTCTACAAATGAATTAGTTGAGTGTAAGCTACAAGTTCAAGAGAATATACAAGCATATACTTGATAAATAGCCTTATAAATAGTATTTTAATTTAAGAGAATTAAATGGCAACAAAAGCTTTTTCAATTGAAGATGGCAACCTTAATACTTCCAGGGTTTTGGTTGCCAGAAAACAAGTCTATAGTGATATAGATCTTACATTTGCAAAGCGGCCAGATAAAGACATATACAAGAAGACAGATGCTGCAGCAGTAAAACAGGCTGTTAGGAATCTACTTCTAACGAGTTATGCTGAAAGACCTTTTATGCCAGATTTTGGTGGGGACCTAAATTCTCTTTTATTTAATTTAGATACAGATTTCGATGACGAATTATCTGAAGAAAGTATAATCGAAGCAGTAGAATCTTATGAGCCAAGGGCAAAGATTCTAAATGTACAAAGTAATATACAGGGCGAATATAATTCAGCAAGAGTTTCTGTAACATTCCAAATTGTCAATACAGAACAAATTGAGACTGTAGAATTAGATCTAACGAGGTTAAGATAAATGGCTACTACAATTAAATCTACTGATCTAGATTTTGATACCGTTAAAGCTAGACTTAAAGATTATTTAAAATCTAAATCAGAATTTTCTGATTATAATTTTGAAGCTTCTGGTCTTTCAAATATTTTAGATGTATTGGCCTATAATACTCATTTTAACGGATTGACTGCTAACTTTGCTTTGAATGAATCATTCTTAAATACTGCTCAGTTAAGATCTTCAGTTGTATCACATGCTGAAGCATTAGGCTACGTACCTCGTTCATATACATCTTCTAAAGCAAATTTAAATATATCACTTACTATTGCAGATTCAAATAGACCTACTACAATTACCTTGCCTCGAGGTACATCATTTACCTCAACTGTTGCCGGTGTATCATATACTTTTAGAACAAGAGAATCATATTCTGCACAGGATGATGGTACAGGATTCTACGAATTTAAAACTGAAACCGATAGTAATGCTATTCCAATATATGAAGGTATTGAAAAAACTAAAACATTCTTTGTAGGGGAATCTGATGAAACCCAGATATATGTTATTCCAGATGTTACCTTAGATACAGAATCACTTTTGACTCGGGTTTATGAAACTGCAGGAAGTAGTAACTTTGAAACTTATACCGGCTTAAAAAAAGCAATACGTATTACACCAGCATCTCGACATTACCAAATTAAAGAAGTACCAAATGGTTATTTTGAAGTTCTATTCGGTGATGGT